TGCTATTCCATCAAAATCTGGTATATCTGCAAAAGCAAAAACTGGATTATCTTCTGTGCCTGTGCCAGGTGATATTGTTGGTGGTCCTCTAAAAACTACAGTGTCTCCTGTAGTTAAACCATGACCAGGTGCAAAAACATTTATATTAGCATTTCCTGCTTGCATAGTTTCAAAAGGATTCTCTGGTAATATAAATAATGTTTCTGGTTCACTTCTGTCAACTCTAACATTTCTTAAAGATACTGCATCTGCTGACATTGGTTTTGGTTCTAATTGTGGTTGCTTTGGTTCAAATTCTGATACATGCACAAATGATCCATTCCATTCTCTTACCATCTCACGATATGGAAACTCCATTCCTGATCTATCTGATATTGCTTTTGCGTATTTACCTGTTGCGTATTTTGGCATTATGTTCCTGGGTAATATGTTTTAGGTGTTATGTGCGTGCTGGATGCAGAACCATCTTCTGCTAGTGCTCTTTGAAACTCGTCTTCATAGACTAATTTCATAGCTTGCATTAATTGTGGTGCATACTTCATTGATAAATAATATGCTAAACCTGAAACCATACAAGGCACAAATCTAAATGGAACATCGGTTGCATTTGTATATGCGCCCACGTCTTGTATTCTTTTTATAAAATATATATGCATATCTTTTGTAGCATTTGTAGAATCTGGTGTTGGGTATACGTGTATTCTAACTTTATCAATAAATCTTTCTACCCAGTATTGATTAGGTGTGCCTTTTGATAACTTGTTAGAAAAGCCTGCGTATACAGATCTATCAACTTTTGTCATCGGTGAGTCTGATTGTGTGGTTTGAGTTCTGTTAGATCTTAATTGTGCTTCAAGAACATCCGACATTCCATGTATAGGATTTGTTGGAGTTGTAACAGCACTAGTTCCATCACCTGCAGATCTAAAAAAGTCATAGTCTGATTGACCTTCTATTAAATCAATATTAGTGTCTTCTATTTCCCAGTAATGGATTCCTCTGTTTCCCCACTCTTGAAATAAAATATTTAAAGATCTTCTAGACGTTTTTAGTTGATATCCTGATACACTCTGAATACCAAGACGTTCAAAAGCTTCTTCTATTATTTCATCAATAGAAAAAGTTCTGTCAAAAGTAGTTGTGCCCGAGGTAGTATTAGCCATTTAACCTCCTAGCCAGTATAACCTAGAGTGACTGATCCTGTTCCAGTTACATCTGCATAGATAGTATTTTCAAATCTAATACCGTTTCCAGGCACATATATATCTAATCCTTCACTTCCAAAAGTAGATTCAAATATTATATTTCCAGACGCAGATGTTGCATCATAAAGTTTTATATTTGTAATACCCGTAGCTTGAATATATGTAACTCTAGCAGGACCAATATTAACAGATCCTCCTGAAAAAGTTTTTACCTGTCCATCAGCTGTAAATGTTGTAAATTTCTGATCTGAACTCATATTTTTCTCCGTTAAAACTTAAGTGGGGCCGAAGCCCCACGTTAAATTAATTATGATAAATTATTGTTTTGTATATACAAAACAGTTACTGTCGCTGCACCAGTTGTACCATCACCGTTAGCTGCTGTGAACACAGCATTAACAGTCTGATCAGATGATCCAATATCTGTACCATCAGTACCAATAGTACCTCTAGTTGTAGCCAAAGCTTTTACGTTTGTGTTTGCAAGATATTCGTCATCGTCACCAGAGTGTCCGACTTTTACAGTTGCTGTACCACCATCGTTAGAAACAGTTGTAACATTTAAAATTACATCAACGATTTGTGAGTTTGCAGGAATAATTCCTACAGCTGTAGTAGCAGTTGCACCGATAATATCGATTACTGCTGATTGAGCCATTAATACAAACCCTGTGTTTGCAGTAGCTCCTTCTCTTATCGATCCCGCTTTTACCGGTCCCGAAAATGTAGTTATTGCCATAATTGTATCCTCCTAGTTTTCCGAACGTAGTCTCTAGGCCGTCGACTATACTCGTCTACGTTCTGATTAATTGTATAGTGTGTTTTTTATATACTAGATTTAAGTAGAGCGCAAGAGGGCCTATAATGTGGATTGGATTTTTCCAACGATGTAGCTTTTTATTAAGTTGCTACAGAAACTTGTGGTTGAGAAGCTTCTATCTTATTTCGCATATGCTCTTTTTGAGCTTCTGCAATTTTTATATGGCTAATTACATCTCTGACTTTTCTGTCAATTTTAACCATATTGAGAGTATATCTACCCTCTTTAAGATGCTCCTGTTCCCATTCGAGATCCAGACCTCTCTTCTTTGTGTAAAGGTCCTCTAGATGTTGCATCATGTTCTCCATCGATAACCTCCTCATAGGTTATTCGTTTAATCTTGGGATCGTTCATTTCTCCAAGATAATCCCATTTTATATCTTTTTTTCCTAGTTTGTCAACTATGGCATTTTCGATATCTAATGGTCCATCTACACTTTCTATAACAAAATCAGCGTGCATTTGATATGCATAAATTTGTACTCTGAATTGTTTAATGGGCATTTTTTCTTTCTATTTTATGAATGTGGCGAGACTGTGTCCCGCCACATAAATTAGATGTTACGCACCTTCAACGCCGAAGATACCTCTAGGGTCTGATACTCCAAATGAGTATCTTTCTCTAGCTTTGTATCTAACATTGCCAGTATCGAAATCACCTTCCATTGCAGTTGTCAATGGAGCTCTTGTGAACATTTTCATACCGTTAGGTACGTCTGTCAAGATATAGAACGCATCTGAATCAGTTAGGTAATTGTTCACTCTGTATCCTTGAGGAACCATTCCCATTGAAACGATTGCATTTATATCGTTGTCAGCTGTTCCAGTTCTACCTTGAGATTTCATCAATCTCTCAGCTGTAAACTGAAGCTCCGAAGGAATGATCATTTTCACTCCTCTTGCTGCAACTCTAAGACCTCTTTCATCAGTCATTTTCGCGATTTGAATCAACGAATTTTCTAATGAAGTTTCGTTAAGATCAGCCTGAACAGTCAAGGTATTTTGGAAAGTACCTGCTATTGTAGGGTGAGCAGTGCCAAATAAAGATTCGCCGTCGCCTGATAAGAAAGTGTTTACACCTGGTAAACCATTAATTAAAGGCTCGACTGCTTTTACTTGTTTTGCATTGCTCATAGATCTTGCTAAAGCTTTTGTATATCTAGACGCAAGTCTGTCATACAAATTGTCCTCGATTGCTTCTTCAGTAATCGCGAACGCTAAAGCCACGGTCTCGTGAGTGTAACGAGCTGTGAAAGTTTCTTGTGCTTCGTCAAAAGATACGCCTGCACCTTCACCTTTCACTTGTGCGTTTCCGAAACCAGATAACATTACTTCTTCTTCAAAAGCTCTGTCACTGTTTTCGTTAGTATAAATTTCAGCATGCTGATTTTCATACCTTTTATATTCCAGCCCAAATAGTGCATTTAGGCCTGGTTCTAGTTCTTTAACTAGTTGTGCTCTTGATATTGCCATTTCTATTTGCTCCTATTATTGTCCAACAGTTCCTGTACCGAAGTACTCACTCTTGTTAGCCATTACAACGTAAGATGCGTTAGCTGCAGTAATATCCTCATTTTCAGGATCTTCTGCTACTCTTAACAATCTCCATTGGTTGTTAATGTTGTGAATAGTTCCGATAGTCAGCTCTGAACTAGACTGTCCACTTGATGTCGAACCTGCTGCTGTAACTGTCAATCCAACTGTTCTTCCGATGTTAGATTGAGCAACTGCTGCATCAGCCGATCCAACGTATTGTTGAAACGGATTGTCTATTACAAACGCTGTTATGTCTTCACTGTTTGCTGGAGTTACTTGTGTGTAGAAGTTTTGAAAAGTTGGCTTGTTAGTCGTAGCCGCGTTAAAGAAAACTCCATTTAGAACACCAATCGTGTGATTAGTGATAGCTGCTTGCGCTGTGATAATGTAGCCAGGGTTAGTGTTAGCACCGCCTGCATTGTCAAGTCTGACTGCAGAACCTTGGAACAATGACGTAGCATAACCAGCATCGATTTTGTATTTACCCTGACCGCTCGTAGCAGGTGTTTGACCCATTACGCCAGCAGGAATTAAACCAAAACCTTGTGTGTTTCTATTTGCCATAGTTTCACTCCTTTATGTACCTGCCCCCGAAAGGGCCTCCAGTACGGTTGATTTAATTCAGTGATATTTTAAAATTACTTTTTAGTACCACCGAAGGTTACACGAGATTGCCTTTCAACATTGATAGGCATTCTATTATCCTGCTCCCTCATAAGATCGTTTTCTACTGCTTGACTTCGTTCTTCATGTCTTTGAGACATGTACGCTTGTCTTTGCTTCGCGATCTCGACTGGTACCTTCGCAAGAAGAAGGCCACCGACCCCAATCACTCCCTTGTATTTGCCGTCTTCAACGACTGGATAATCATCTGCGTTCTCAACTTCCTCAGCACGAACTAATTCATAACCTTCTCTTATACGTCCAGTTATATTTTTCGTATCTTGGTAGCCTTGTACCTCAGCTCTTATCCATCTATACCTGAATCCATCAGGTGCAGGGGGTGCATCTAGAGCAGATGGTGGAACCCACACTTTAGGTCTTTCAGATTTTGACCGTGTCTGGCTCGCACGTGAAGTTTTGTTATCTTTTTCCATTTTACGCTCCTTCCGTGTTTTTTAATTGTTTTGCGTACTCTTCAAGTGGCACTCCTAATTTTTTAGCTATTGCTACCTGTGAAGAAGTGAGTTTCACAGTTTTGCGACCAGGCTTTACGCTTCTTGTAGCAGAAGCCACTGTCTGAACAGGGGCGGCCGATTGCTTAGTTTCGGTTGTACCAAATTTATGTGGAAAGTCAACTCGTATTCTTTTATCAACTTCCGCATAATATTCATCAGAACTAGGATCAAACCCCTCTTTTTCAGTTAAATCCTTGTGTATCTCAAAAGCAGTGTAGGTCATTGCCCTATCTGTTCCAAACCAAGAATTCTTAGCAGCCCATGCTTCGGCTCTAGGATCTGGGTTAATTGGATCATCTCTTTGAGGAATATTTACATCTCCACCTTGAGACAATGTTTTTACAGGTTTTTCAATTTCTGTTTCTCTGCCTTCTTTAGCTTGCTCTAGTTTTGCATTCTCAAACGCGAGTGTTGCAATTCTTTTGTTTGCTTCAACTTGAGCTGCTGCATCATTAGCTTCAATAGCTGCAGCTAATTCTTTTTGTGCTGCTTCCATTCCTGATGAAATAGTAGACTCAAATTTTTTAATATAATCAGAATCAGTTTTTTCAAATTTTTTTTCTAAAACTTGTCTTTTCTGTCC